AGAACAATCCATTATATTGTAAAAAGACGCGAAAGCTATAATAATTAGAAAAGGAGAAGCGAAAATGACTTTAACAATAGACCAACTAAAAGCAGCATTCAAGAAAGAAGAATCCACAGGCTCCCGCCCAAACAACTACTACCCATTTTGGAACATGAACGAAGGTGAACAAGCTATTGTTCGTTTCCTTCCTGATGCCGATGCAGAAAATTCAATGGGTTTCCTTGTTGAGAAACTGATGCACACACTTACCATTAATGGTGATAAGAAGTCAGTACCATGTTTGAAAATGTTTGATGACGATTGCCCAATTTGTAAAGTATCATCTGCGTATTACAAGGCAGAAGACAAAGCAAACGGAAAGCTATACTGGCGCAAGAAGCAACACATTGTTCAGGCTCTTGTCATAGAAGATCCACTACCAGCTGATAGTGATAGCGGTGAAACTCACGAAGGTAAGATTCGATTCCTAGCAATCGGTTATCAACTGTTCAACATTATCAAAGAGACTTTTGAGAGTGGTGAATTGGATGAAATTCCTTACGCCTACGAAGGTGGTTGTGATTTTATCATCAAGAAGACCAAGCAAGGCGACTATCCTACTTACGCTGTAGGTTCACGTTTCGCGCGCAAGTCTACCGATCTCACCGAAGATCAAGTTGCGTTTGTTACAGACAACATGGTTGAACTGAAAACACTTCTACCTCAGCACCCTGGTTCTGAAAAGGTCGAAGCGATGTTGGAAGCAGCTCTGACTGGCACAAGCTACAACGATGAGAAGGATGACAAGGATGACTCCAGCATGGAGTTCAAGTCAAAGAAGTCGAAGGAAGCAGAGACCACTGTAAGTGAAACCCCTGCAAGTGAAACTGTTGAAGAAACTACTGCCGATGTCGACAGCGATTTCGACGACGAAGCAGCTTCAATTCTAGCAGACATCCGCGCTCGAAAAGGCAAGTAAGCCATGAAGTTTCTTGATAATGTCGTAAAAGACCTCAAGAAAGCAGGTATCGAGGACGGCTCTTCGGAGCCGCCTCGTTATTGGTTTTCAACTGGAAACTATGTTCTCAATAAGATTGGTTCAGGAAGTTTTCACAAAGGAATTCCTCAAGGTCGAATAACAGGATTAGCCGGACCATCTGGTGCAGGTAAGAGTTTTGTGGCAGCAAATGTCATAAAGACTGCTCAGGAAGAAGGCGCATATGTTGTTGTACTTGATTCAGAACACGCTCTCGATGCTGAGTTTATCTCAGCAGTTGGAGCTGATCCACATTCTGATGAATACAAGTACTATGAAATTGATACCATTACACAAGCCAAAAAAATTGTATCTGCCGTCTGTACAGGGTATAACAAAGAATATGAATCTGACCATGATGCACCAAAAATCATGATTATGATTGACAGTCTTGATATGTTAGAGACTGAAACAGAAGCAGAGAATTCGAAAAAAGGTGTTACAAAAGGTGATCAAGGTCAACGCAATAAACAATTAAAAGCTATGCTTCGAAGTTTTGTGCACTTAATCAAACACTCAAACATATCAATTGTCGTCACGTGTCAAGTATATGAAAATCAAGATGTGCTGAATGGTGAAGGCCGTTGGATCGTTTCGGGTGCAGTTAAGTTCGCAATGTCCACAATTTTTATGTTGACTAAGTTGAAACTGAAAGAGACTGGCAAGCGTGAAGTGTTGGGTATTCGGATGAAGTGTGAAGGATACAAAACACGATTCTCAAAACCATATCAGGTTGTGACAATCGAAGTACCATATGATGAAGGCATGGATCCATATAACGGTCTTCTGCCTGTTGCAGTAGAAATGGGTATTGTCGATAAACGAGGATCTCGTTATGCAATGGCAGGTTCTGATGATACGTGGTATGGTAAAGAGTTTGGTGATCATGCAGAGAAAGTTCTAGCACAAGCTGAAGATAAACGTGAAAAGTTTCTTGAAGGTTTCCTAGAAGGTGAAGAAGAAGCAGGACCAGATTCAGACGAATCAGTCAAGCAACGCCGCATCAAAAACTCTCAAGACAAATAAGTGTTGATTACCCCATTGATTTGGGGTATGATCATATCATGGAAATTAAAACTGCACAAGAGTTAATGACAGATAATCTGCTAGTGAAACATCTAGCAGGTTCTCTTGCGTATGGAACAAACCTCCCAACATCAGACATTGACTACCGAGGCATTTTTTGTGCTGATCCTGTCAACATCCGAACACCGTTCTTTACCGTTCGTGAAGCAACTGATGCTGATGAAGAAGATACCAAATTTTATGAGCTCACACATTTCATGAAACTGTGTTTGGATTGTAATCCTAACATCATTGAAACGTTGTGGGTAGATGATGACAGTATTGAATTCCGCACTGTTGCTTATGACCACCTTCGAGACAATCGACACAGATTGTTATCTAGCAAACTTGCGTTTACCTTCAGTGGTTACGCGCTTGCTCAGTTGAAACGAATCAAAGGTCACAACAAGTGGATCAATAATCCTCAACCAACAATTAAGCCACAACAGAAAGATTATGTGTCTCTCGTTCAGTGGTTTGGAAAAACAAAGATGATGCCACGTGATTTCAACCTTGGCGATTTTCGAAACGATCATCGAGTTGTTGGGTTTGGCGGTGAAACATTCGGACTATATCCAGCAGACGGAAAACAGACCTTCAGCGATAATGGTTCTTTGAATCATCAATTTGATGAAGAGCGTCACGATCTTCCGTCCCCACTTGCTGTAATTAAGTTCAACAAAGAAGTATGGAAAACTGATTGTGAACGATGGAAGAATTACTGGAACTGGAAGGAAAACCGCAACGAAGCTCGAAGTGAACTTGAAGAGTTGTACGGATACGACACAAAACATGCGATGCATTTGTTTCGACTGATGCGAATGGCTAAAGAGGCTTTGATGACAGGAGAAGTACTTGTCAAACGGCCTGATGCCGCTGAATTGTTGGATATCAGAAACGGTGCACTGACATATGAAGAAGTTGTTGCATGGGCTGAAAGTATGGACAAAGAAGTTCGTGAAGTTTGGTACAAGAAAACGAAGTTACGAAAGAAACCAGATATTAAATTCGCTGCCCTGTTGTTGATGGACACACAGGATCTTATCTGGAGTAAATAGGTTGTACAACGGCAGAGGGAGCTTCCACTTCTGTTCGTGACGATAGATCCCAGGAAGTTTGCAGTTAGTCATAGCGACTAAGCAGTCTGCAAGGGACTTACGCACCGTAAGTATAGTCTGTGTTATTGCATGTGAATACTATAGATTCGCTCCTGACCATGCCGCTCGGGAGCATTAATTTGAGGCTAGAATGGCAAAAAAACTAAAAACAATATTCAAGCATCGCCAGACAATGTTCGAGAAAAATACTGATTCTATTTTTACCGCTCTCACTCCCGTGACTGGCGGCATCGTTGAATACCTAAATCTGAAAGACGAAATATCTCAAGGGCAACTTGAGTGGACAAATGTTCTACATCAAGAGCTTGAAGGATTGGTAACGATGATCGGGTTGATACAATATCCACCTGGAGCAGAATTCGATACAGCCAATGGTGAGAAGATGGTAGTTAGTGAAGACACAGCTGAATACTTTAACCGTATCATAAGATTCACGCTTCCATATGAACTGGTCGATAGGGGAACAACCGAAGACGTAGTGAAGTTTTTACAAGAGTTGGAACGGGAAGGTGACGACCACGTTGAGTTGTCAGGTGACGCAGACCAGCTGATTCTAGCAGATTTTAATTATGATGACTTGACCGAAGAGCAAAAAGCAGCTATCATGGCAGATCGAGGTGACGAATCCACTTTGCTAAACTAATAATAAAAATGATAATAAAAAATGACAATAATATCAGAGATTGGAGAGAAGTACGAGAAACTCGCGCGCGTTTTATCTGAATACGATAAAGAGCTCGATTTAGTTGAGGATCGTCTTTCCTTAAAGAACACAACACTTGAAAGAGCCAATATGGAAAATCCAACTTGGCTGAATTTCTACGATCAGAAAAAAGTTGAATTAAAAGTTCTGAACGATTTTATGGATATGAAACTCAACGCGATTCGTGGTAGATTGTTCATGCGATACAAAGAAGATCACCAACGAACTCTCAACGCAAGCGAGATTAATCAATACATCAACAATGAAGAAGGCTACACTGAACTGTTTGAAATTTCACTAGAAGTTCAAGAAGTGTACGAGAAATACAAGCAAGTAATTGAAGCTTTCAAGGCACGCGGTTACGCTCTGAACAACATCACAAAAATCCGTGTTGCCGCCCTCGAAGATGTTATTCTCTGATGCAACGTAAATGTACGATCCGAATTCTGGACGAAGTCAATTGTGTATTCACTGGACTACATCCTGACCACATTGGATATTTTTACGAGGAGTACGGCATACATGCTCCGAACTATTTCTTTAATCCCAAATTCAAACTAGGATCGTGGGATGGTAAAATTCGATACTTTCACAAAACAGGCAAGACGTATGTCAATCTGTTAGATGACATCATACCGATGGTGGTTGGTCTGAAGTATAAAATTAAAATCATCGACGATCGCACCGCTCCATTTGTAACCATTCCTCCGGTTGATGAAAACTTCTTCGCTCACATTATTGATCCTGAGACAGGACAACCTTGGGAAGTTCGAGATTATCAAGTCGGTATGGTCAATGCTCTCACCTCAAACGGAGGAGGAGTCGGATTGTGTGGAACTGGTGGTGGTAAAACATCGATGTGCGCGATGGTTGCACTTCTATACGAACGTGCTGCAAATTATCGTTCCATTATTATCGTTCCAGATAAAAATCTATCCGACCAAACAGTTGAGGAATATGAATTCTTTGGATTGGATGTTGGTGAGTATAGTGGTGAGAGAAAGGACCTCAAGCACAAACACATTGTTTCAACGTGGCAAGCACTTCAGAATAACCCTACAATTATTAAGGACTTTGATGTTGTAGTCGTTGACGAGGCTCATGGATTGAGAGGAAACGTTTTAACTAAATTGTTGAACGAGCACGGTAAACACATCACACTAAGATTTGGTGTCACAGGAACTCTACCAAAAGCAGAGACTGATGCAATGTCTGTGCGTGTCGCAGTTGGCGAGCTGCAATACACAATCACTGCCTCAGATTTGATCAAAGCAGGTCACCTAGCGAAGCTTGACATTGACATTGTTCAACTTGAAGTTGATTTGAAGGATGAGTATGCTGAATATTTGGATGAATTTAAACCGACACCAGATCATCCGAAGGCGCTAACATACCGAAAGTTTAAGGATGGTTATTTCCCCGACTTCCAAGCTGAAAAACGTTTCCACCAAACAGAAAAGATAAGATTGGATTGGATTGCAAACGAAATTGAAAAGAAACGAGATGAGGGTCAAGGTAATGTGTTGTGCCTTGTCGATGGTGTTGCGTTTGGTAAGAAGTTAGCAAAATTAATTGACGGTGCTGTTTTCTTGTCTGGTAAAGATAAGATGAAAGATCGAAAGGAGGTATATAACCTCTTTAAAGATAACGATAATTTAGTTGTTATCGCTACAGTTCAGATCGCAAGTACAGGATTAAATATCAAACGAATCTTCAATATGATGTTCATTGATATGGGTAAATCGTTCATTCGCGTCATTCAAACAATTGGTAGAGGGCTAAGAAAAGCTCCCGACAAAGATCGCGTTGGTGTTACTGACATTTGTTCTGACTTGAAATATAGCAGGAAGCACACTACCGAACGAGTGAAATTTTATAAGGAAGCAGAATATCCTCACAAGAAACGAATCGTTGACTATTCAGTGCGAGA